TGTTCTCATTTTCGTCTTTGACTTCTTCTTTGGTAATTTCTTCAAGTCTTGGTTCGGGTGCTCTCTCCTCCACTTTTTCCACATCTTTGGCTTGTTGATTCGCATCCACGACTCCTGTGCTTTGCTCTGGAACGGCATCTTGTTTTTCTTCTTTTTTAATTTCTAACTTTGTTACTTTCTTTTCAGGTGTTAACTTTCTAGGTCTACCTGGTTTTCTTTTCATTTTTAAAGGCTCTTTTGTTTTAGCCTCTGCTTCTACTTTCGCCATAATATAATATAATATAAATTAATAAAACTATTGATCCATTAATAATCCATCAATAGGGTTTTCTAAATTTTCTATAGAACTTGGATTTTCAAAATCTATAGCATCAAGATCTTTTTGTTTTTGATTTGCAATAGCACTCTGTTGAGTACCTATTATTCTAGCTCTTTGGTCTTTTCTATTTTCTATTTCTTGTTCTTTGTCTTGTTCTCTGTTTATTTTTTGTTGACCAAGTTGCATATTGTAATTAAACTCAAGCTCCATGAGTTCTCTTTTAATTTGAGCTTCAACTCTCATTCGCTCTATTTCAAAAGATGATTTACCTTTTTCAAACTTAAGTTTTGTATCTAATGCTGCTTGTTGTTTTTGTACTTCAGCTAATGCTGCAGCTTCGCTAGCTTGTGCATTTGCTTGAGCTTGTGCCTGTATGTTAGCTTGTTGTGCTGCTTGAGCTGCTTCAGCCGCTTTTTTACGTTTTAGCTTAATCATTTGATTAGCTAACTTTAAGTTTCTTATTTGACGTATGTCTATAGCGTCTTCTAAGTTTATACTACCGCTAGATAATGCAGCTTGTATATTAGCTTCTAGTTTTTCTTTTTCAACTTCATCTGGTACTAAGTCAAAGTAAATACCAAAATCATATAGATGTATATTTGATAAATCTTCTAATTGACCAACGTTCCAAGTTGATATACTATTCTTTAATGCTTCTTTGGTTAAATCAAATTCAATGCTATCAGAAGTTCTAAGTACGATGTTCTCACAAGTTTTAACAGTTAAATACAAATAGCCGTTTAGTATATGCTTAGTTGCAGTATTAGAATTAGCTGCTGCTAGTTTTTGTAAACCTACTAATGAGTCTGAGTTAGGCATACTACCATCTCTAGCTTCATTTAATCCGGTCACATCTCTTATCATTTGTAAATAATATTGATAAGTAGATATTAGTGAATTTATTTTTTGACCGCCATCACTTTTAACAAGTTCTTGTATAGGTACTTTACCTGGATTTGGATCACCTTCTGTAGTCATTGATCTACCAAGTATACTACCAGTTTGAAAATACATATTCAAAGCTTCTTTAGCATTGTATCTAGTTCCATTACCTAAATCAACTTCTGCTAAACCATCAACGTCAAGATAAACACCATCTGGTATTACTTTTGCTATTACTTGTTGTATTTTTAAATGTGTTAATTGTATCATGTCAGCAAAGCCCATCATACGACTTACTAAACTTTCTATTCTACCATGATACATTTTAGGTACACAAATATTATAATTCATGTTAACCTTTACTAAATTAGACTTAGGTCTTGTCATATTCTCTGCTAGTTTCCACTCTAACATCATGTCGTAACCTAACACTTTAGCACCGCTATATAATACTTCTATTGATCTACTTACTCTATCAAAGTTTTCACTTTCACCAGGATTAAATGTATCTGGCTTTTCTAGTGACTTTTCTAAACCTGTAGCAGTTCTTTTTATTTTAAATACTTGTTCGCTATAAGTTTTATATTCAAAAAACATAATGTAAATGTAGTTACCATCACGTCTTCCATTATAATCAAAAACAAAATTACCATTACCTTGATACTGTTGTAATCTTTCTAATTCAGCATCTGTTAAATTAGGAAATTGTTTTTTACACTCAGCAAGTGATAAAGCTTTTACTTCACCAACATACCACATATCCTCAAAATTAGGATCTTCAGTATATGAATAAACTAGTTTAGCTGGATCTACATAATCTACCTTTACGCCTTCTGCTTTATTCCAGTTAGTTTTTATAGCTCCAATACCTAATACTACTAAATCTTCTATTACACGTTTTTTCTTTAAATTATATCTATTAAACTCTAAAGTATTGTTAATAGCTTCTTCAGCTGCTATCTCACTAGCTTGCTTATAACTTAATTGCATATGTAAGTCTAGCTCCTCTTTATTCTCAGGTAACTCTTCTGGATTTTCAGTATTAAATAAATTTAAACCTACTGCACCTTGTAAGTTTTGTAAAAACTCTTTAGCTTGCATGTCTCGTAAAACATCTTCAGCATATTTAGATCTCATACGTCTTGATTCTGGATCTTGTGCAAAAGCTCTTATATCATAAAGCTTATCATCCATACCATTGACTACAATATCAACAAACTTAGGAATAATAGGTACTGGCTTCCAGTCAAGATTTAAGTAGCTTAAGTCACCGTTAATAGCTAACTCATCTTTATACTTTTGCACTGGTTGTTCTGCTCTTGCATATAACCTGCGCATCCTAAAATTATTGTAATTCGTGTTGAACCTATTTTCAACTCCAGATCTAGTTCCGCTAAACCAATCACCTTCTATAGCTTGAGCAACCTGCTTGCCATAGTCCATGCTTTGCTTAACTTCATCAGATACAACCTGATCAGGAAAAGAACTGTAAGTGTTTGTAATTTTCGCCATTTATTATATTATTTGTGAAATAGATCCTTTATTATTATATCTACGTATTCCTAAATTAATATCTTGTTTAACTCTTTCAGGTACTGGTCTATACTTGTTTTTATTACAAGCCATTATAGCTAAACCAGAACTAATTGAAGCATCATGCTTTGTCCTGTTGTTAATATTAAATTTAGACCAGTCGTCTAATGTTCTTTGAAAATACATATCGCCAGTCTTATTTTGAAGTTGGCCTACGTAGTTTTCTATATAGTGTTCAATAGCAGCAGCATGTGCTTGCTTAATATCTTCGCTTGAGTTAGGTATACCACCTATTTCTCTTTCAGTTGCAGACAGCTTATTATAAACTTTGTCAGGTCTATTCATACTAAAACCTCTGTAACCTCTACGTTTAAAATAATACAAAAGTCTAGGTTTATTATTTTCTGCTAGTATAGGCATGCCGTAAAAGTAACAAGCCATAAGTACATCTTCAAAAAATATTTCAGCAGTTTGTGGTCGTGCTATATATTCTAAGAAAAAATGATTAGGAGGCGCATCCTCCATACTAAACTTTGTTAATCCATGTAATGCTCCTTTAGAGCCGCGACCATCAACAGTACCGCTAATATCGTAAGAGTCACAGCCAAAAGCTCCAACATGTTCGTTACCTGGGTACTTAATACCATTTCTTTTAATGACATTGTTTTGTATTCTAATTGGTGGTACCCAAGAAACTAAAAATCTTCCTTGTTTATTTGGGTAAAATTCTACTTGTGAATCTTTAATACCGTTTAACCATTGAAAGCTTCCTCTTGCTACAGCTGATAAATTATTTAACTCTTCATTTATATCTATTTGTTGATATATCTTTGTTAAATTAAATAAGCTATCTTTTGTCTCATCTCTAAAAGCGTGTTGTTCAGTTCTTGGAAACTGCCTATAATATTCATTTAAAGCGTCTTGATCAGACTTTAATCCTTCAACTTCGTTGTTCCAGTGTTGAATAACTCCTGTTGTAATATATCCACCATCATTTGTTTTGACTGGATCTTTTGGCGTTGTGAATATAGGTAGTCCGAAAGAATCCATGAATCCTTCGTAGTTCCACTCCATAGGAATGAACAAGCTATAGAGTCCAGAAGTTGTTTGTCCGTTTTTATTTCTTTTAGTAACGTCTGAATTGTAGTAGAGTTTTTTGAAGTTGTCGCCACCTTTATCTAATGCATTTGATGTTGAGCCCATCATACATTTACCTACGATTCTTGATCCTAGCCTTAATGTAGTTTTTGTAACTCGCCAGTTGTTTAATATATTATCAGGACGTTCCCACTTACCACTTTCATCGTGCGCTAATAATTTTAGCTTTTCACCATCATAAGAGTTATCACCTGTATTTTTCCAATCTATTGTTGTATCAAGACCTTCTAATTCCGTAAGCTGCTCATTAGTTTCCAGCTTTCTTCTAGTAAGCTTTGAGGCTGGAACACGATACGCCAATTCAGTCTTTGGCCTGTCCATACCATCTTGAATGGGTTTAAAAAAGAACGGGTAGTTGACTGATATTGGCACAACTTTATCGGTGAACATTTTCTTAGCATCTGCACCTGTTTTAGACAATATACCGAATCTTGAATCGGAAGATATTGTTGCTTGATTAACAAGTTCAGCTGATGACATAAAGCTAAATCCACTCCGTCTGTTTTTAAGATAGCACATTCCATAACATCTGCTGTCTGCTTTGCACGCTTCCCAGAATATAAAGAATAATCTATTTGACTCTCTATAGTCTGGTGCTCCAACGTCGATCTTTGACCACTGCAAGTACATGTAATGAGTACCAGTAATATATACAGGATTGCCATTATTGTAGAAATGAAAACCCTGTTCTCTACGTTTAAATTCTTCATCTATGTAATCGTACCACTTTTCTTTAAAATTAACTGGATACTCTTCCCAGTCAAATCTTGTTTTTATTCTTTGTAATTCTTTTGGATATTCAAATTTTTCCCAACGTTGTCCCTCTTTATCTTTGCTTCGTTTGTACGGTTCATTTGTTTTTGGTAAAGCAATGCGTAAGTTTTGAATTTCAATGATCTGTCCAATTTGTCCTGTTTTACTTATTACTACAAAATCGTACTCTACGTTATATCCGTACTCCCACTTTTTAAATCTGTTTTGTTTAGCTAGTATTTTAGGATTAACAACATCTTTTAATTCTTTCCAAAGTGTTTGCTCGTAACTCACTTACTCCTCCCTTCTGCAAAACCTTTAAATGTCTTAACTTCTTTCTTCACTTCTTTATTATCACCTGATAATATAAGTTCTTCCTCTTCAATACGTTGTAATATTTCAAAAGCGTCCATAATACAAAGCTTTTTAGTAGCTGCAGCGTTTTTTAAACGATCAGCTGATACATCATCTTGAGTATGCGTAATGATTTTTTCTTCAGCTACTTTAATTAACTCGTCAACTGCCTTTCGCCCAGCTCGGATTATATTCTTTCTCGTTTCCTTCGTATTCATGAGTTAAAGCTATATCATTTGATTTCATACAATAAAGTCGCTCGTCATCTATTATAAACTCAAACTCTGAGTTAGGTGTAAATATAACAAGCTCTCCAGGTTTTAATCCCGCGCGTTCTAAGGACTTATTAGAATACTTTAGTATACCAAAGTGTTCTTTTTCTTTTAGGTTGCTTAGATGATTAATTTCGTGTAATGGTTTTATAAAGCAATATTCTAAATGTGGTTTACCGTTGTACATATATATTTGTTCTGGTGTACAAAAGTAAAGATCATCTTTGAAGTAAGTAGAGCTATTACGCTCTTTACCTTTTTGATCATACCATCTTCTAAATATATTATGATGAACATATACTTTATCTCCAACTTTTATACGTGAGCTATAAGCAGCTGGCACCGAAACAACAACTGCTTCCTTGCTCACAAATTGGTGGTTTTCTATAGTGGTATTAATTATAAGCGTTTTATCGCCTACTTTTCTTACATTGTCATATCGCTTATTTAAAGGCTTGACAATGAAGCTGTATAAACTATTCATTAATATTTTAAATCGTATTCAACAGATATAGCCATATTATTATTAAACTTCTTCCAAGGTAAAATTTCGTTAGATTTAGTTATATAAATATTATATGACTGATCGTTATCATCAAATAATATATCTGATATTCTATGACCACCGTAAACTTCCTGATCTAAAGAATAATGCATAGCATCATTTTTATAATCAGATCCAATACTAATCTTTCTTATTACTGACATTTCCATCTGTATTTCTAGTCCACTTACCAGTAGTAAGATCTATATTAATATGTCCATACTTATCTTGTAAGGTTTTTTTAGTTTCATCTACTATAACATTGCTATCTGCTAATTCGTGTAATAGCGCATGTTTTTTAGATTCAATATAACCTAACTCCATTAATATGGAATTTACTTTATTTTGTTGTTGTTGAATAGTCTCTAATTCTTCTTTAGTTACTTCTCCGATAGACGCTTTTTTTACGTCACCTACTTTTATTTTTTTCATTTAATTTAATTGTTTTTTGTTTTAGTATATAGCTACTAAATCTGTTGGCGTATCATCATTTCTGACAGCCATTGCTAATACAGGTGCTTTATCTCCAACTACTGTGCCTGGTTGAACATTTTTAAACTCAACAGCATTACCTGCTTCTGTTATAATAGTTATATCCTGCGCTGTGGCTTTACCACTATATATTACAGCTCCTCTAGTAGTTACGTCAGGTAAAGTAATACCATCAGCTTGTACAGTTGCAATACCACCTGTTCCTCCACTTGAAGCAGCAGAAAAAGTAATTGTATCACCAGCTTTATATCCTGATCCTGCTGTAATCACAGTTACAGCTTGCAATGTATCAGAGCTTGATATTTCAGTTATATTAACTTGCATACCAGTTCCACTACCTGATGTAGCTGATTGAGTTAACGTATCTCCTACATCGCTTGAGTCATAACCACTACCAGCTGTAGTTACTTTTAGAACTCTTGAATCAGGTAAGTTTAAGTTTAAAGCGCCAGGCGTAACTGATGCGGCATCGTGACCAAATACCCTAGGCTCTTGTTGTAATTTTCCAGTTACGGGACCTAGTTGTGGTTCCCAGTCGTTAAATTGTGCCATATTTATTGTTTTATTTTTGTTATTTTTTCTGCGCCTCTACTACCAAAGTACGCTACATAAACTGTTATTAATAGTGTTTTTAATAGTTCAACCCATGCTGAGTCTACATCAAACCTAGTATGAAATGAATCTAATACTATTAAAAGTGTTGAGGCAAATGTAAGATATATTAAAGCTAAAGGTCTAGTGTTTTTACTTAACCATGAGTCAGACT